ATCGAAAAAAAAATGTAAAAAAATTTATACCGAGGTATTGTTATTTAATTTGATTTTGTTATATTTGTATCTAATTAAAATTTATACGCTATGAAACATTTATTCAAATCGTTGGCAGCCTTCCAACAAGAAGTACCCGTAATTCACAAGGGTACACAAGGATTCGGGTATTCTTACGCTGATTTACCCGCTATCTTTGAAAAGATTAACCCGCTACTAAAAAAACACGGATTAGGCTTTACGCAGTTGCTTAATTCTAAAGATGGGGAAAACTATTTAGTTACCGTTCTTTTCCACGTTGAAAGTGGCGAATCAATCGAAAGCACTACATTAATTCCGCAAGTTGAACTTAAAAATATGAATTTATACCAATCCTTCGGGGCGGGTTGTTCTTATTTTCGTCGTTACTGCCTTAGTTCAATTTGTGGTTTGGTTACGGACAAAGATACGGACGCAAGCGGTGAACAAGTTAAACCCGAACCAAAGAAACCAACCATTGATAACAAGAGATTAGGCAAGGCAATCGAAAGCATTTCCGCGGGTAAATACACTAAAGAGGAATTGTTAGCTAATTTTAGCCTTACGGAAGCGCAGTTAAAAATGATTGAAACTATTTGAGCGTCTAATTTAATAAAGTTGTTATGAAAGTAAGATGCTCACAAATTGGTAAAATAATGGCAACCCCCCGTAAAGCGGGGGAGGTGCTATCGGAAACGGCTAAAACCTACGTTCACGATTTAGTATTGGAAGAAAAATACGGAATAAAAAAAGAGTTTAGTTCGCGTTACACTGATAAAGGTAACGAGGTAGAGGAAATCGGAATAGCATTAGTAAACGAGGTGTTAAACTATAAATTCATTTATAAAAATTACGAGTTTTTCGAAAACGAATGGGTTAAGGGAACCCCCGACGTAAATACGGACGAGGTGTTATTGGATGTTAAATGTTCTTGGGACGCAACAACGTTTCCGTTTTTCGATACGGAAGTACCTAATAAGGATTATTTTTACCAACTGCAAGGTTATATGTGGCTAACGGGAAAACAAGAAAGCATTTTAGCATATTGCCTAATTAATACACCTTTTCAAATGGTAGAAGATGAAATAAGGAGGGCGCATTGGAAATTCAATCTAATCGAAGAAAACACGGAATTAAGAAAAGAAGTAGAAAGTAAACACGTTTTTGACCACATACCCGAACATAAAAGGGTAAAGTATTGGTTTATTCGAAGGGACGAAGCCGTAATTGAAAAAATAAAAGAACGCGTAGAGTTATGCCGCGAATACTATAACCTATTAATGAAAACGATATGAACATAACACACGAAAACACCATTCAACACGAAGACACGGTATTAATGGCAGTAATGACAAAGTACTACGAAAGGAGCAAAAAAGGCTTACGCAAATACGGAACTAACTTAGATAGAACCGACGTTGATTTATTAGGATGGTTAAACCATTTACAAGATGAATTAATGGATGCAACGTTGTATATTGAGAAACTAAAAAAGGACTTAGCAGAATAAATGAAGTGCTTTAAGATGCACTATTTAATTCAATTACACAAGAAAAACCAATGGATGTATAATATAGTGCTATTTACTGCACGAAATAATAAATCAATAATATGAAACAAACAGCAGTAGAGTGGTTATTTGATAACCTAAATATCACAGGAGGTAGTGATGATATGAAAGCATTTGAACAAGCCAAAGCAATGGAGAAGGAGCAGATTGGAAAAGCATTTTTAAATGGTAGGATAGAAGAAATAGGCTCGGGTGTTTTATTTGATTTACAACCTTTAATTGAAAAATTTGATAATTACTACAAAGAAACCTATGAAAGCAAAACTAACCTTTAACCTCCCCGAAGAGCAACACGAATGGGAGAACGCAGTAAACGCGAATAATATGTATTTAGCGCTATGCGAAATTCAACAAGAAATTAGGGTGTTATGGAAATACGGAGAATTACCCGCAGAGCAATTCGAAATAGTGGAACAAATCTACGATAAAGTAAACGATATAATAAACGAAAACAACTTAAATATAAATTAAAATGGAAACAAAAGTAAACACGGGAGCAATTTTTAAGAATGACAAAAAACAAGGTAATCAACCCGACTACCGAGGCAAAGTAAACGTAAACGGCAAAGAAATGGAAATAGCGTTATGGTTAAAGGAATCTTCGAAAGGCACTAAATACTTTTCGTGTTCATTCAGCGAACCCCGAACTAACGAAGCGCCTAAACAAGTTCACACGCAAATAATTGAAAACGACGATTTACCCTTTTAATTATGTTTATAGACGATAATAGCTTACGTAAGGAGTTGAAAGCCATACTGCTTACCAAAACACGAAACCAAGTAGTAAAGGAAATAAAATCCAAAGGGTTAAAAATGCACCAATATACAATAGATAGATTCTTAAGTGGAGCGTTGGTAAGCATTAAAACGCTTCGAACCTTAGACGAATACGTTTACCGACAACAAAAAGGATTCAAATAAGTGTAATTAAAATATAAACATTATATTTGATGACAAATTAAACAAAATGGAATGGGTAAGCGTAGTCGCAAAAGACCATAAGGAATGGGTTAAACTTGTAAAAACTTTTGGCGAAGATTTTTACGCAGAAGACATTGTACAGGAAGCCTACTTACGTTTGTACCGATATTGCAAACCCGAAAACGTTATTCAAAATGGACAAGTTAATAAAGGTTTTATGTATTTTGTGCTACGCAATCTTTACTTATTACATATTAAGAGCGAAAAAAAGGGAGAAATGGTAAACTTAGATAACTTACCCCTACTAAAAGACGAACCAACCAACTTACCAAAGGAAGAAGCCTACTCAAGAATGTTAGCTAAGATTTACGAGGAAGTTGATTCGTGGCATTGGTACGACAAACAACTATTCACAATCTACAAAGACACGGACTTAAGCATAAGAGATATAGCTAAAGAAACTACCATTTCAAGCAGTTCTATTTTCAATACCTTAAAGAACTGCAAAAGCAAAGTAAGGATTAAGTTTAAGGAGGAATACGAAGATTACAAAAACACGGATTACGAATTAATTAAATAAAACAACTATGGCACGACCAAGAAAAAAACAAGCCGAAGGACTAGGAGACACGGTAGAAAACATTTTAGAAGTTACAGGAATAGCAAAGGTAGCTAAGTGGGTACTAGGCGAAGATTGCGGATGCGAAGAACGTAAACAAAAATTAAACGACTTATGGAGGTACACTAAACCCGAATGCCTAACAGAAGACGAATATAAATACCTAGACGATTTTTATACTAACCTAAAAAGTAGCGTAAGTCCTAACCAACAAAGGGAACTATTGAAGATTTACAACCGAGTATTTAAACAAAGAATGCAGCCTACTTCCTGCGGTAGTTGCGTTAGGGAAATAGTAAACAAGTTAAACAAGCTATACGCAATTTACAAAGAAGAAAATGCCAATACCGAAGCCGAATCCTAACGAAGAAAAAAAAGAATTCGTTATGCGTTGTATGGGGGACGATACGATGAATAAAGAATTTCCCGACACCGACCAACGTTTAGCAGTTTGTTCGTCTACTTACGAGGAATCTAAATTATCAAAACACGAAAACAATGGGACACGGAAGACCAAATAAAATACATTCACCCGAACACCTTTGGGAATTATTTACGGAGTACAAAAGACACGTAAAGAACAATCCAATCTTAAAACATACTTTCGTAGGTAAAGAAGGCAGAAGCGAATATAGCGAACTTGAACGCCCGTTAACCATAGAAGGTTTCGAATGCTATTGCGCGGATTTAGGAGTAATACAAGACCTATCGAATTATTTTGCAAATTCGAATAATAGATATAAGCGATTTTCAACTATCGTTACGCGCATACGCAAGGAAGTTAGAAACGACCAAATAGGCGGTGGTATGGCGGGAATCTATAACCCAAGCATTACGGCACGTCTAAACAACTTAGTAGAAAAGAAAGAAATTACCAACGTAGAACAACCATTATTCCCCGATGTTCAAGAAGACAACGGCAATCAAGAAGATACTGAATCTTAAAAAACGAATTAAGATTATTCAAGGCGGGACTTCAGCGGGTAAAACGTTCGGAATAATACCCGTGTTAATAGACAAAGCCGCAAGGCACGAAGGTTTGGAAATAAGTATAGTCGCGGAAACGATTCCCCATTTACGAAGGGGTGCGCTTAAAGATTTTCTAAAAATAATGAAATGGACGGGTAGGTTCTTCGAAGATAGGTTTAACAAATCTTTACTGCGTTACGAGTTCGCCAATGGAAGCGTTATTGAATTCTTTTCCGCAGACGATTCGAGTAAACTAAGGGGTGCAAGGCGCGATATTCTTTATATCAACGAATGTAATAACGTTACCTTCGATTCCTATAACGAACTTGCTATACGAACACGAAAAGAAGTATATTTAGATTTTAACCCTGCTAACGAATTTTGGGTACACACCGAACTAAAAGACGAACCCGACTCCGATTTTTTAATTCTCACGTACAAGGATAACGAAGCCTTAGACCAAAGCATAATAGACCAAATCGAAAAGAACAAAGAGAAAGCGAAAACGTCTACATATTGGGCTAATTGGTGGAAGGTTTACGGCGAAGGGCAATTAGGAATGTTAGAGGGGGTTGTGTTCTCAAATTGGAAACAAATTGATACGATACCCAAAGAAGCGAAGTTGCTTGGAATAGGTTTGGACTTTGGTTACACAAACGACCCGACCGCTATTATTGAAATATACAATTACAACGGGCAACGAATCGTTAACGAGTTAGCCTACCAAACAGGGTTACTAAATAGCGAAATAGCCAAGCTGCTACCAAAACACGTACCCGTTTACGCGGATTCCTCCGAACCAAAAAGTATAGACGAAATAAAACGCTACGGAATAACGATTAAAGGAGTAACCAAAGGCAAGGATTCAATAAACTACGGAATAGATGTTATTCAGCGTAACGAATACTTAGTTACTGCGAACAGCGGTAATTTAATCAAAGAATTGCGCTCGTATGTTTGGGACACGGACAAACAAGGCAAACGATTAAATAAGCCTATCGACTTTAATAACCACGCTATTGATGCTTTTCGTTACCACGAAATGGAAACGTTGGGCATAGGAGCAAATTACGGAAGCTATGCAATACGGTAAAACCGACGATATGCAAGTAATGATGCGAGCCGTTGAGGAATACATTTACATTCGTAAGGGCGTAAGGGTGCAAATAATGTTTAACAATATGCAAAGGTTTCCCATTCACTTCGAAATGCTTTTGAAAGCATACGAGTTTGTTATGAGTTACAAAAACGAAAATAAATAGTTTAATAAATATGCGAATAGAAATAGACGTACCGAGTTCGATTAGTGAAATACCTTTAATGAATTATCAAAAATTCCTGAAGGTTCAGCAAAATTCAAACGACGAAGAATTTATAGCGCAAAAAATGATTGAAATATTCTGCGGAATAGAATTAAAGGAGGTTGTTAAAATGAAGCTAACTAGCATTAACGATTTGGTTTTACATTTTAATCAAATCTTTTCAGTTAAGCCAAAGTTTCAACCTAGATTCAAAATTGGAAATATTGAATACGGATTTATTCCCGACTTAGAAAATATAAGTTTCGGGGAATACGTGGATTTAGACAATTACCTATCTAATTGGGACGATTATAACAAAGCTATGGCAGTAATGTACCGACCAATTACGGAAACACGAAAAGAAAAATATAACATTTTAGAATATAACGGAGCATCTGAATTCAGCGAAGCAATGAAGTACGCGCCTATGGACATAGCAATAGGAGCAAGCGTTTTTTTTTGGACTTTAGGAAGCGAGTTATTAACCGCTACCCTAAACTATTTAAAAACGGAAACGAAGAAGATGACTCAAGAACAAGCGACTTTAGCGCAAGAACTCAGTTTGGAAAAAAATGGGGTTGGTATTCAAGCATATACGGACTTGCTAAAGGAGACCTTACAAAATATGACGAAGTTACAAAATACGGATTATTTAAATGTCTTACCTATCTTACCTTCGAACAGGAAAAAACAGAAATAGAAATAATGGAAATGAAAAAACCTAGAATATGAATGGCTATTACTCCTTATTAGACCAACTTAAAACACACTTTAACGCAGACCCGTTAGTAAACACCGTTTCGCAAGGTTCGATTTTTAACGTTGACTTAGGAAAACAAACGATTTTCCCGTTAGTTCATATAATGGTTAATCAAGTTACGTTTAATGATAACGTAATGACCGCGAATGTAACTTTACTTGCTATGGATAACGTAAGCCAAAGAAAAGAAGAAGCACCTAACACGTTCGAAACTGCTGATAACGAAATAGACGTTTTGAATACTCAGTTAGCAATCTTAAACCGAGCCTTCGAAATGCTAAAACACGGAAACATTTGGGACAACCTTTACCAACTTAACGGCTCTCCTACTTGCGAACCTTTTACCGAGCGATTCGAAAACTATCTAGCAGGGTGGGCAATGACATTCGACGTAGATTTCCCTAATGATATGACTATTTGTTAAAATGGATAGGGAACTACAATTACAAGCCTTAGAAAAGTTTCGCGACATAGTTATAAAAAACGCGAAAAATAACCTACGTCAAAAATCCGCTTCAGGAAAATTAAAAGATTCGTTAAACGCGCAGGTAAAGGTTATGCCAAATTCTATTCGTTTATTTTTTGAAATGGAAGAATACGGGTTTTATCAAGACCAAGGGGTAAAGGGTGTAAGTAGTGGACGAAGCCTAAGTAGCTTTAGGTTTGGTTCGGGTTCGGGTAAAAAAGGTGGGTTAACCGAAGGCATAAAAAAATGGGTTAAATATCGAGGCATTCAGTTTAGAGACAAGAAAGGAAGGTTTTTAAGTAGCGATGCCACAGCATTTATAATTACTCGTTCTATTTGGCAAAAAGGAATAAAGCCTAGTATGTTTTTTACCAAGCCATTTGAACAGGCATTTAAAACATTACCAAACGAAATGATAGACGCTTACGGGTTGGAATCCGAAGAACTATTCAATACAATAATGAAAGAAAATTTTAAGAACTATGGCTATAAGTGAAATATTCGTTAGAAGCCCGTTTATTTTGGAAATAGACGTAGTAGGGCAAACAGGAAGTAAAATAGAACTATACATATATAAAGACGGAACAACACCGCCAACGTTACCAAGTTACACGCTCGAAAAACTGATTCCCGCGAGTAACAATACGCAAACGCTTTATAACATTTCTCCTTATTTGATGGAGTATATAAAGCACGATAGTTTCCAAAACAACTTTAGTTCTAACACGGCTTTGTTAAACGTAGACGAATATATTTTAGTAGACGTCAAAAGATATTACCTAATTGCAGGAACTTACGTACTAATTGACACGCTTAATTTTTATGCTTACGACGGTTATGGATATTATCAACAGGGTGTTAATCCTAGCAATTTATTTTTAGTTCATTTAGAGCCTAAGAATTATTATTTTTGGAGCGGTGCGAATAACATTCCTATTGCCAACCCTTTGCAAAGA